TGTAAAACTTGCACTATTGAAATCTGGAGAGGATGTAATCGCAGATATTCAAGAAATGGTTATTGAAGAAAAAGTAGTTGGATATATCTTCAATAAACCTTGTCATATTAAAATGAAATTGAAAGAAGAAGATGAAAAATCTGATTCTGTTAAGATTAGATTGGTTCCTTGGATTCTTCTTTCAAAGGATACAAAAATTCCAGTATCCTTGGATTGGGTAATTACCATAGTGGAACCAATCGATCAACTTTCTAAAATGTATCAAGAGGATATTTTAAACAATGGAAATAGTCAAAATATTGTTATTAACCAACAACCAAATTCTGATCAGTCAGATTGAAGAAGTTGGTGCTGATATTGGAGAACCTGATTGCAAACTTGTTAATCCGTTTGTAGTAAGAAGTGATCAAACATTAGAACCATTTCTTCATGTATATACAAAAGAAAATACTTTTATGATGAATTCGGATAAAATTTTAACACTTGCTGATCCGACACCAAAACTTCTTGAAAAATACAAGGACTTGACTAAAGAATGAATTTTTACACTAATGTTCAATTGATTGGAAATCAATTTTTGGTTCGTGGAGTACAGAATGGTAAAAGATTTGAAATAAGAGATGAGTTCTTTCCAACTCTTTATGTAAAAACTAAAAAAGACCCCAAGTATAGAACATTAAGTGGAGAAGCAGTAGAACCTGTAAAACCTGGAACTGTTAGAGATTGTCGTGAGTTTTATAGTAAGTATGAAAATGTGGATGGATTTGAGATCTATGGAAATGATCGATATATCTATCAGTATATCTCAGAAAAGTATCCAGAAGATGAAATTAAGTTTGACATTAGTAAAATCAAACTTGTGACGTTGGATATTGAGGTTGCCTCAGAACAAGGATTCCCTGATGTAGAATCTGCTTCAGAAGAAATCTTGTCTATCAGTATTCAGGATTATACAACCAAGAAAATTACAACCTGGGGAGTTAAACCATTTAATAATACTCGTAAGGATGTTACTTATTATCATTGTCCATCTGAGTATGAACTCCTGAATCATTTTATTAATTATTGGATGGTTGATGTACCTGATGTGATTACTGGATGGAATATTCAAATGTATGATGTTCCTTATATCTGTAAGCGATTAAATCGTGTTCTTGGTGAGAAACTAATGAAGCGTTTCTCTAACTGGGGACTTGTGACTGAAGGTGAGATTTTCATTAATGGGCGTAAGCATACGACGTTTGATGTGGGTGGTTTGACTCAACTTGATTATCTTGATCTTTATAAGAAGTTTACTTATAAAGTTCAAGAATCTTATCGCCTTGACTATATTGCTGAAGTTGAACTTGGGCAAAAGAAACTGGATCACTCTGAGTTCGATACTTTTAAAGATTTCTACACTAAAGGTTGGCAAAAGTTTATTGAGTATAACATCATTGACGTAGAACTTGTTGACCGTTTGGAAGACAAGATGAAACTTATTGAACTTGCTTTGACTATGGCATATGATGCGAAGGTGAATTATGCCGACGTGTTCTATCAAGTTCGTATGTGGGATAATATCATTTACACTTATCTTAAGAAAAGAGATATTGTAATTCCACCACGAAATAAAGAACGTAAGGATGAGAAGTATGCTGGTGCTTACGTAAAAGAACCGATTCCTGGAATGTACGATTGGGTTGTGAGTTTTGACTTGAATTCTCTATATCCTCACCTGATTATGCAGTACAACATTTCTCCAGAAACTCTCTTAGAAGAAAGGCATCCAACAGTTAATGTTGATAAGATTCTCAATCACAATCTTACTTTTGAAATGTATAAGGATTATGCGGTGTGTGCCAATGGTGCTATGTATCGCAAAGATGTTCGCGGTTTTCTTCCTGAATTAATGGAGAAGATTTACAATGAACGTGTAATTTTCAAAAAGAAGATGCTTGCAGCAGAGCAAGAATATGAAAAGACCAAAAACAAAGATCTAATCAAAGAGATTGCTCGTTGTAACAATATCCAGATGGCACGTAAGATTCAACTTAACTCTGCCTATGGTGCTATTGGAAACCAATACTTCCGTTATTATAAATTAGCAAATGCAGAAGCAATCACATTGTCTGGACAAGTATCCATTCAATGGATTATGAATAAAGTTAATTCATACCTTAACAAGATTCTTAAAACTGAAGAGGAAGATTATGTCATTGCTTCTGATACTGATTCTCTGTATATCAATATGGGTCCTTTGGTTGAAAATGTATTCAAAGGCAGAGAGAAAACTACTCAAAGCATTGTTTCGTTCCTTGATAAGGTCTGTAATCTGGAATTTGAAAAGTATATTGAAAGTTCTTACCAAGAACTGGCTGACTATGTGAATGCTTACGACCAAAAAATGTTCATGAAGCGTGAATGTATTGCTGAACGTGGTATTTGGACCGCGAAGAAACGATATATTCTCAGTGTGTGGGATAGCGAAGGTGTTCGCTATAAAGAACCAAAACTCAAAATTAAAGGTATTGAGGCAATCAAATCTTCTACTCCTGCACCTTGTCGTAAGATGTTGAAAGATTCCTTTGGCATCATGATGAGTGGAACAGAAGATGATATGATTCAATTTATTGATCAATGTAGAGAAAAGTTTAAATCTCTTTCCCCAGAACAAGTTGCTTTTCCACGTTCTGCATCTGATGTCCAAAAATATACATCTTCGTCAAACATTTATGCTCCAAAAACTCCAATACAAGTTCGTGGAGCACTTCTTTTCAATCATTATATTAAAAAGAATAAACTTACAAACAAATACTCATTAATTCAGAATGGAGAAAAAGTTAAGTTTATTTTCTTGAAAAAACCAAATACTATTCATGAGAATGTCATTTCATTTATTCAAGAATTTCCAAAAGAACTTGATCTTGACAAATACATAGATTATGAACTACAATTTGAGAAAGCATTTCTAGAACCACTCAAGATTATTCTTGATGTAATTGGGTGGAGTGTTGAAAAAACTGTGAGTTTGGAATCATTTTTCTTTTAATGGAAATACCTATAACTGAAAAAGAATTTAAAAAAATTATAGAGATTCTTAAAAATACTAATGAAAAGGATCTCTATTCTAAACTGTGGACCTTTAATTTTAATAGGAAAAAATAAATTATGGACTTTTTAAAAGATATTGTAAAAGAAATTGGCGGCGAGTATACGCAACTTGCTGCAGATATTGATGAGACTGAAAAGTATGTTGACACAGGTTCGTACATTTTTAATGCACTGGTTTCAGGTAGCATATTTGGCGGGGTATCTGGGAATAAGATTACTGCTATTGCTGGAGAGTCTAGTACTGGAAAAACTTTCTTCAGCCTCGCCGTTGTTAAGAATTTTCTTGATACCAATCCCGATGGTTATTGTCTCTACTTTGATACTGAGGCCGCTATTACTAAATCTCTTGTAGAATCTCGTGGAATTGATACTTCTCGCCTTGTAGTTGTAAATGTTGTCACAATTGAAGAGTTCCGTGGAAAGGCGCTCAAGGCAGTAGATCTATATTTAAAAAAACCTGTAGAGGAACGCAAACCTTGCATGTTTGTGCTAGACTCTTTGGGGATGCTTTCCACAGAAAAAGAAATTACTGATGCACTTAACGACAAACAAGTTCGTGACATGACTAAATCGCAACTTGTCAAAGGTGCTTTCAGGATGTTAACACTTAAATTAGGTCAAGCAAATGTTCCACTTCTTGTCACAAATCACACATACGATGTCATCGGAGCTTATGTACCAACGAAAGAAATGGGCGGAGGTTCTGGACTCAAATACGCAGCAAGTACGATCATTTATCTCAGCAAAAAGAAAGAAAAGGATGGAACGGAAGTGGTCGGAAATATTATCAAGGCTAAGACTGCTAAATCGCGTTTGAGTAAGGAGAATAAAGATGTTGAGATCCGTCTGTATTATGATGAGCGCGGTCTTGATCGTTACTATGGTCTTCTGGAACTTGGTGAGATTGGTGGACTCTGGAAGAATGTAGCAGGACGCTATGAGAT